CTCAATTCTCTTAAATCAAATGTACGAACACCATCAACAGTAATTCTGGCGTAGAACCTGTTATTTACCATCTTTTTAGCGTATCTGGTCATAATACCTTTGATTGGCGTAAAGTTGAATGGGTTATACATTGTAGGTGTCAATTGTAGAGGTACATACGGTGCGTAGATGTAACCTGTGTCTAACAATGATGTTCCTTTGTGTCCTAGTAACACTTGGTTAGCTGGGAAGTAAGGATCACGGTAAACTTGGTAACGTCCTGCTAAAGTACCAACTCTTTCAATACCCATGTTATATTGATCTTGCTCTGGTGAAGCGTTTGATACGTGGAAGTATTCAAGATCATCAAAAATAGCTGAAACTTCAGAAGAAACAACGATCCAGTTAGCTCCACCTCTCAAAGTAGATTTGTGGATTTGTGCTGACAACTGGTTGATTGCTGTAATCAAAGTTTGGTTCCAGTCTTTTTGAGTATAAGAAGTTGTTAAAGACAATCTTCTCCATCCGTTGTAGTCCCAACGTAAATTCCAAGCCGCTCCTTTTCTCAAGTCACGTAGAATTTCACGGTCGATTTCAGCTGCAACTTGTTCTGATAACAACGCTGTTAATTCAGCTTCAGCATCGATGTTGTGGAATGCCGCAACGTCTTGAGCAAGTTCTGGAGACCATTGTGCTCTTAATTTTCTTTCACTTACAGAAACAGTTACTGATTCTAAATCGAAAGAAACCTCACCGATTTTTTCTTCAAATTCCAATTCTTCGTATCTTCTCCATACAGCGTAGAATGAATCATCATAAGTAAACGCAGTGATTGTACTTCCTGTATAACCATCTAAAGTGTCAGAACCACAGTTAGCACATGCAGGACATGATAAGTCTACTTCAAGGATAATACATCCTTCAGGGTTACAGATATCATAGAATGAACCTCCGTTACCATCAGTTGGGAATGTAGTTGAAGTTTGGTTACCATATTGTACAATTCCTTTACCATATTTTTGAGTAACAACTCTAAATAATAATGGAGTTGCGGTTGGACAAATATTTTCATCCCCATACTGTAAATTAGCAGTTGACATAATTTTTAAGTCGGACAAGAATGTTTCACTGTCGATTTCGTTACCATCTGGACCGATTAATTTACCAGCTCCTGGAATAGAAGCCCATCCACAAAGTTTCAATAATACTTTTCTTGTGTTACCAACATATGTAGGGTCATTATCAACAGCATTTACTAAATCACCATTAGACCATTTAACAACATTTGCAAATGAAGTAACAGCTGACCAACGACCTTTAGAGTAGTCGAATAAACCTTCTGGATCTAATCCTGGTTCAGCACCTTCATAAAATAAATCATAAAGATTTTTTGCATATGGTGCGTTTGCATTTGGTGCTGTGTCAGCACCTGGATAACCTTGTCCTGGTACGTTATAACCTCCATTTACCGCTTCTGGTGAACCAATTGGTGGGTAATGTGTGTGACCAGCTTCATTTGGATTGTATCCTTGGATACGAGGTACAAAATAGAATAATTTACCAATTGGTAAGTTCATTGCTTGTACAGATACGATATCGTTAGCCAACAATTTAGAGAAAACTCTTCTTACGATTGGGAAAACAACTGTTTCGAACGCTCCGTTAGAACCTTCAGAAGTTGCTTCGTTAATCAAGAAAGAAGCTTGGTTTTCATACAACTGTGCTACGTTTTCTTTTAGGTGGCCTTTAAGACCTTCAAGGAACCCTAATTTGTCCCATTTGTTAATAGTGTCTTCTTTGATAACTTTAAGGTGCTTAAGACCGATGTTACCAACAAGACCTGATTCTAATAATGCTCCCATTTTTAGTATTTTTTGTTTTATTGTTTATCCAATTTTACTCATCAAGTCCTTAATTCTTAAGAATTGTGGAGCTTCATAAGTTTTATTCTCAATTAGATTAGTTGATGATCCAGTTGAAACTACTTTCTCAATCTTACCAACTGATTCGTTGATTGATTTTGTAGGTGCTGTTTCAGTTTGACCTAACTCATCTTTAAGAGTTTTGTATAGGTTTTTAGATTCTTTTAACGACTCAACACTATCAAATCTTCTAAGAATGTTAATTTTTTCTTTCTTAGTAGTTGCGTGATCAGTGAATAATCTTGTAGCGTATGCCAAGCTTGAATTGAAGATTGCAACTTCGTTAAGTTTAGATCTGAAAATGTTAAGTGCTTTTCTGTACTCATCATTCTTTTCTCTTAATTGCTTAACTTCAACTTCCAATGCTTCAAAAGTTAGGTTTCTATTAGGAGTAATTCCTTTTCTAAGACCTCTTGATTTGTCTTTAGAACCGAAACCATAAATACGTGATGCTTCTTTAGCCTCAACTTTCTTTTTTGCTGGTTTCATTTTACCTTCTAAATTTTCACCTTCTTTATATTCGAACTTAGGTTTACCCATACCAACGCCTTTTGTTCCTTGTTTCATTTTCTTAGGTGACTTGTATTCAGTCTCACCGTCAAATTTGAAATCAGGCTTACCCATGCCAACACCCTTAGGTTTAACTGACATTTTAGCCTCTTTTACTCCGACTTTTTCGTGGTCGTAAGATTCGTCCATTTCTTCTTCGTCCATGTCTTCATCTTCGTCGTCTTGCTCATAGATAGATTCTTCATCCATCTCAGATTCCATTTCAACGTCTAATTCAGTGTCCATAGATTGTTCGTCCAATTCTTCGTCCATCTCTATTTCGTAAACTACTTCGTCCATCTCTTCATCGTCCATATCATCATCTTCTTCAAGATTATGATCTTTTTCAAAAAGTTGGTCAACGATAGCATCCACGTCAACATCGGAAGATTGATCCTCAGAATCAAATTCAGTATTCATTTCCATACCTTCTTCGTCTAAATTTTCGTCGATTTCATCGTACATAGATTCTTCCATTTCTTCTGATTCACCTAATTTAACAAGGTATTCAGCATCTTGATTGTTATCAGTGATATGAATGTCATCACCGTCTTTCTTAACGATAATTCCATCTTCTTCACCCATAGCCTTAAAAAT